ACCTAACAATTCTGATCAATCCGGTGTTGCCTTAAGCTTAAGAAATGCTTCTCAAAATGCGGCATTAGCAAGTTTAAATGCTAAAGTTTCTGAAAGTTTAAAGAAAATAATTAAACACATGATTAATTGGAGATATGATCTAAATATAACTGAACAAGATATAAGATTTAATTTATCTTCTGACTTCAATGCTACTCCTAGAGGAAGTGATTGGATGAGATTAATTACTGAATGGTATCAAAATGGATTAATTCCAAGATCAACGTTCTTAGAAGTTGCTAAAAATAATGATGCAATTCCTACAGATTATGATGATGCTAAAGGTAATGATGAAATATCTCAAGATGATAAAATTGTATCACCAAGAGAACAATATCAACAAGAGTTAAATGTTATCCAAGGAAATAGTACAACCGAGGAATAATTGAGGAGGCTACTATGAAATGGTGGCAATTTAATTCAATATTAATTATCTTAATGGTTCTCTTTGCCGCTTGGCAAGGAGGCCATTTTGACGAAATTATAATGAAAGAATTTATGGAATAATGATGAATCAAGAAACGGTAGTAACTGCATCAGTTTTTGGGCTGACTGCAGGATTAACTACACAATCCACAATTGCTATTATTGTTGGTGCTATTACAGTTGGTATAGTTCAACCATTTTTTAGAGTATTGTGGCAAAAGAAATTAAATCCAAAAAAAATTAAAAGAAAATATAAAAGACGTAAAAAAATTAAATGAAGCCTATAATAATAACTTTATTATATCTTGCTAGTGGTGATATTAAACAAGATAGGTTTGAAATATTTGAAAGTTGTAGCTCTTTCTTTTATGGAAAAGTTGCAATTGAAGATAATAGAAAGAAAAGATTATTTAGTAATCAATATTATTATAAATATAAAGATAAAAAAGTTATAGGATACGTTTGTGCAGGAAAGGAACCTAGATGAAAGTTAGTGAAGATACAGCAATAAATATGCCAATTAAGAACATGATTGGTATCATAATAGCAGTCTCAATGGGAATTTTTGCATATACAGAAGTTACAGCAAGATTAACAAGTTTAGAAACTAGTAGAGAATTATTTCAAGCTGATTTACTTAAAAAATCAGAACAAAAACCAACCGATCAAGAACAGTTTATGCTTTTAGAATCTGTTTTTGAAGATGTAGAAAAGTTAATTGAAAATCAAGAACAAAATATGACCAATAAGGTTAATATTGAATTTTTATCTAAACAATTAGAAAAAGCCTTAAATGATATTGAACAAATAAAAGAAAAGGTTAGAAAAAACGGAGCCCATTAATGACTGAGGTTGTAATTGCTCTGCTTATGATTGTTAGTGGAGAAATTAAAGAACATAGAATACAAGAATCTATGTCTCAATGTCTCAAAGGAAAACGTGTGGCTGAAAGAATTGAAAAAGAAAATATTGAATATACATGCGTAAAATCATTGGCGGAAACTGAACAAAACATCGATGGATCTAAATCGATTAAAGCATTAATATTAGACTAAAATTAAAACATATAAAGGTATACAAATAATGATAATAGAAGATAGAGATAATTTACTAACAGATTTTGGTAAAACTACATTAAAGGATAGATATTTACTACCAAGTGAAAATAGTCCACAAGAAGCATTTTTTAGAGCAGCAAAAGCTTTTTCTGATAATGATGAAATGGCACAAAGAATTTATGATTATGCATCTAAACTTTGGTTTATGTATTCAACACCTATATTATCAAATGGTGGGACAGAAAGAGGTATGCCTATTTCATGTTTTTTAAATTATGTTGGTGATAGTAGAGAAGGATTAACTGGTCATTATACTGAAAATGCTTGGTTAACATCAATAGGTGGAGGAATTGGCGGTTATTGGGGAGATATTAGATCTGATGGAACTAAAACATCAGGTGGATCTCAATCATCAGGTTCAATTCCATTTTTAAAAGTAGTAGATTCAGAAATTATGGCATTTAGCCAAGGTAAAACTAGAAGAGGCAGTTATGCTGCATATATGGATATAACACATCCAGAAATATTAGAATTTTTAGATATAAGAAAGCCATCAGGTGGAGATATACATAGAAAATGTTTAAATTTACATCATGGAATAAATATAAATAATGATTTTATGGAACTTATTGAAAAATGTATTGCTGAGCCAACTTATGATGATACTTGGAACTTAATTGATCCACATACAGAAGAAATAGTTAAAAAAGTTTCAGCAAGAGATTTATGGCAAAAAATACTTGAAAATAGAGTTGCTACTGGTGAGCCTTATATTTGTTATATTGATCATATTAATGATGCATTACCTGAACAACAAAAGAAATTAGGATTGTCAGTTAAACATTCAAATTTATGTACTGAAATAACATTACCAACTGATGATGATAGAACAGCTGTTTGTTGTTTATCTTCAGTTAATTTAGAAAAGTATGATGAATGGAAAGATAATAAATTATTTATTTCTGATCTTGTTAGATTTTTAGATAATGTATTACAATTTTTTATTGATAATGCACCTGATAGTGTATTTAGAGCAAAATATAGCGCAACACAAGAAAGATCTATTGGTCTTGGTGCTATGGGTTTTCATGCTTATTTACAAAAAAATAATATACCATTTGAATCTGTTTTAGCTAAATCTAAAAACAAACAAATGTTTAAACATATTAAAGATGAAGCAGTAAAAGAATCGCAAAAATTATCTATAAAAAGAGGTGAAGCCCCTGATATGGAAGGCACAGGAATGAGAAATGCTCATTTACTTGCTATTGCACCTAATGCTTCAAGTTCAATTATTTGTGGAACAACTTCTCCAAGTATTGAACCATTTAGAGCTAATGCATATGTTCAAAAGACTATGTCTGGTTCATTTTTAGTTAAAAACAAATTCTTAGAAGAATTATTAGAAGAAAAAGGAATAAATAATGATAAAACGTGGACTTCAATACTTGCTAACCGTGGTTCAATCTTGCATATCAAAGATTTATCAGATTGGGAAAAAGATGTATTTAAAACTAGTATCGAAATTAACCAACAATGGGTAATTGAACATGCTGCTGATAGACAAGAATTTGTTTGTCAAGGTCAAAGTTTAAATGTATTTGTACCTGCTGATGTAAATATAAAAGAATTACATGATATACATATGTTGGCATGGAAGAAAAAATTAAAAACTTTATATTATTGTAGAAGTGAAGCAATTAAACGTGCTGAACTTGTAAGTAAAAAAGTTGAAAGAACAATAATACCTGAAGCTGATTGTTTAGCTTGTGAGGGATAATGAAAAGGAAAAAAAATTAAATGAGTTTATTTGATACTAGAAATTATTATAAGCCTTTCGATTATGAATGGGCGTTTGAAGCATATGATACAATGCAAAAGATGCATTGGCTTCCTAGTGAAGTGCCATTACATGAAGATGTGAGAGACTGGAATGAAAGATTAACAGTTGAAGAAAAAAATTTGATATCTCAAATATTAAAATTTTTTACACAAGGAGATGTAGATATAGCACAGGCTTATTTAGATAGATATATTCCAAAATTTAAAGCACCAGAAGTAAGAATGATGTTAGGATCCTTTGTTGCATCTGAATCTAATCATGCACATAGTTATTCATTATTAAATGATACTATTGGAGAAACATCATTAACTAATTTTAAAGCATTTCAAGAATATGAGGAAATGGCTAATAAACATGATTATTTATTTAAATCTAAAGGCAAAGGTGTTGAAGGATTAATTAAAGATATAGCTGTTTTTTCTGCTTTTGGAGAAGGTTTACAATTATTTGCATCATTTGTTATGCTTTTAAACTTTCAAAGATTTGGAAGAATGAAGGGTATGTGTCAAATTGTAACTTGGTCTATTAGAGATGAAACACATCATGTTGAATCTATGATTAAATTATTTCATACTTTAATAAAAGAAAATCCACAAGTTTGGACTGAAAAATTTAAAGCTGATATATATCAAACTGCTCGAGATATGGTAGATTTAGAGGATAAATTTATTGACTTAGCTTTTGAAATGGGCGGTATTAGAGGTTTAAAATCTGAAGATGTTAAAAAATATATAAGATATATTGCTGATAGAAGATTATTACAATTATCATTAAAACCTAATTATAAAGTAAAAGATAATCCATTAAGTTGGCTTGATTGGGTAATTAATGGTGTTGAACATACAAATTTCTTTGAAAATAGAGCAACTGAATATAATAAAGGTTCAATGACCGGAAGTTTATGGGGTTAATATGAAATTTGTATTAACTATATATTTCTGTTCAGTTATCGCAGGAGATTGTAAAAATGGAATGATATATCCTAAAGAATTTGATACTTTTAAAGAGTGTTTATATTCAGGTTATAATCAATCCATGATGTTATTAGATGAATATCCTACTGAGATGATAAATGAATTTCAAGTATTAACAAAATTTACTTGTACAGAAAATAAAAATAAGGCGGTATAATTATGGCAGAATATCAAGGTAGAAAAGTTACTTTAAATAAACCAATGCGTGGTGATGTAAAAAAATTTAAAGTATATGTAAAAAATGCCAAAGGTAATGTTGTAAAAGTTAACTTTGGTCATGGTGGTACATCAGCTAAAAAAGCTGGTCAAAAAACTATGAGAATAAGAAAAAATAATCCTGGAGCAAGGGCAAGTTTTAGAGCACGACATAATTGTGCTAACCCTGGTCCAAAAACAAAAGCAAGATATTGGTCTTGTAAGAAATGGTAAATAAAATGGCTTATAAAAGAAAAAGTGGAAAAGCAAAATCAGGTAAGGTTAAACTTACTGCAAAACAAATGAAACTTCCTAAAGCACTAAGAGATAAAATATTAGAGGCTAAACGTAAAGGTAAATAGTCATGGGTAGAAAGTTTAAAGAACTAGTTATTCATGAACCTATACATAAAAGAACTTCACAAGGTGCAAGAAAAGGTGTAAAAACTTCTTCTATGAATAAACATAAAAGAAGAACATTTAAATTTTACAACAGACAAGGTAAATAATGGCTTATAAAAAGAAAAAAGGTAGTGCTGGAAAAGCTTGTTGGAAAGGTTACCGAAGAGGCAAAGGTAACACTTGTATTAAAATGAAAAGACGGAGAAAATAATATGCCATACGGTAAAAGAAAAGGCTATAAAAAGAAAAAAGACGATGAAAAGTCTAAAAAACGAAGAAAAAGAAGAAGAAGGTAATATAATAAAATGATATTGAATGATAAAAAAACTGAAAATAGAACAGTTGTAATTAATAATAAAAAATATTATGAAAACGATTTAAACGATAATTTAAGAAATAGTTTAATTGCGTTAGGAACACAAAGAAATAATAAAGTAAGATTAGCAGTTGATTTAAATAATTGTGATATTTTGATTAACCATCATGATAAAATAGTTAATGAAGAACTTGCTAAAATAAAGTCTATTGACTAAAGGATAACAAATGTCTGTAAATGATGATGTATATTCAAGAATGCTGAAACACCGTGCATTATTAACTCTTTACGAAAAGAGATTGGATACTGAAATTGATAAAATTTTAAAATCACACAAAATTAGGTTACAACGAATTATTGCTTTATCTGGTACAGCAAATATAAATGCTTTAACTAGAAAAGTTAATACTGAAATTCGTAAAACTTATAAAAAAATATATAAAGAGGGTATTAGTGAGCTAAATGTATTAGCCGGTGTTAGTGCTCGATTTTATAAAAATATATTTACAAAAGCATTAAATAATATTTATAAAGCTAAAGGTGTAAAAGATACGTTAAAAGTTAATGATTTAATTATTAGATCAAACGGAACGTATAGTCAACAATTAGCATCAATAAGTATTTTAGAACAAAGAAGAATAAAAGGTATAGTTAAAAATGGAATGACACAAAATAAAGCTATGATTAATATAGCTCAAGATGTAGGTAGAAGTGGTTTACTTGCATCAACTGTACAATTAAAAACATTAACTAGAACTGCAATAACTGAAACATCTAATTTTGTTTCAAACACAACATATAAATTAAATGATGATGTTGTTCAAGGTTACCAATATGTGGCTACCTTAGATAGTAGAACTAGTTTAATTTGTGGAAGACTTGATGGAAAAGTTTATTCATTAGATAATAAAAATGCTCCTCAACCTCCACAACATTTTAACTGCAGGTCAACAACAATACCTGTTATAAAAAGTACTAATCAATTATTAAATACAGATAATAATAGATTACAAAAACGAAAAATTGCTAGATTAACTGATAGTCGTCGTGCCTCTATCAATGGTCAAGTACCAGCAAAATTAACATATCCGGAATGGTTAAAAACACAATCCAATGATGTTAAACTGGCTGTATTAGGAAGTCAAAAACGAGTAACTATATTTAACTCGGGAAAAGTTAAATTTTCTCAATTTTCTAATAAAGATGGTAAATTAATTTCGTTAAAACAATTAGAAGAATTATCAAATTAATCTTTTGTTTTAAATTAAAATATAACTAAGGCCGTGTCCAAAGGAAAAAATAATGTCAGAAAACATTGAAAACAACACTCAAGTAAAAGAAGAAACAGCTAAAGAAACTAAACAACCGGATTTAAAACAAATGGTTGATGAAGAAGTTTCTAAAGCAATTAAAAATATTAAAGTAAATTTAGACAATGCATACAAAGAAAGAGATGAAGCTTTAAGTCAAATGGAAAAAGTTAAAGCAGAGAAAAGACAAGCTGAAATTTCTAGCCTTGAACAACAAGGTAAACATACTGAAGTTATGCAAATGAAACTAAATGAAGTTAATAAAAAACTTGAAGCATATGAACAAAAGAACACAGAATTAAGTAGAGATAATGCCGTGCGTACTCAGCTTAATGCTTTAAACTTTAAATCAGAGAAAGCCGCTAATATGGCTTACAATGATATTGTAAAAAGTTTGAAGAAAGATGCTTTAGGAAATTGGGTTCATGAAAGTGGATCTAGTATTAATGAGACAGTGTCTAATTATGCTAAGGACGATAATAATGCGTTCTTATTTTCTGTTAAAGCAAACACAGGCTCTGGGGTTTCTCCAGCTAAGCCTAACGCAGGTACCAATCCTGTCACATCTATAAAAGATATGTCTACTCAAGAAATGATTAATGCTGTTAGCAAAGGTCAAATTAAGGTAGATGGAGATTGGTCTGAATAAGACTATCTTTTATAATAATAACCGCACATATGTGCATTAAATAATAAAAGGAAAATATAAACAATGGCTGTAATAAGTACAAACTTTAATAACATTGCTAAAGCTATATCTGCTTACGAACAAGCGGCTAGAGCTGATGCTGCGTTATTAACTTCAACTGAAATGGTTGGTTCTGATGCTAGAATTAACGATTCAGGTGAAAATTACACTGGTACACTAAGATGGTTAGATTTCTCTGACCCATCTACGTTCCATAAACAAGATGAAACTGCTTCAAATAAGAATATAAATGAAATGTCAGTTTCTAACAAATCAGCAGTATACATCAAAAATATTGATCACATTGCTGCACAAGAAATGTCAATCCAAAAACTTATCTCAAAAGTTGATGGTTTAGCATACTTAGGATCTCAATTTGCTTCAGTAAGAGCAAGAAGAGAAGATCTACAATTAAGATCTATCCTAAA